AACCCTGGACACCCTGATTAAGAGTTTACTTATATAGCACCGGCAAACCCGATAAATATAGGATTTTACTGCATTATATACTTTCTCATTTATGTATATTTCTATATATTTTTTAATAAAATGATGTCAAAATGATGTCAAATATCTACATCTCAATCGCCATCAGCTGATAACTTTCATCGCTATATTCGATTTTACAAATTTCATAAACCCTTCCGTCACCGCCAGGCACATTTTTCGCCATCTCAATCACATCGACAACACTGCCGCTCTGCTGCTCATTGAGGCTCCCTATTTGTGGAAAAGCTTCAACAACAGGACAATATATTTCAAAATTCATAATAACAATCCTCCTTTACAAATTTTTAGTTTACTTAAGAATATAATAAAGAATTATTAATAATAGTGCAAGCAGAAACAAAATAAGGGCCTATCACGAAAGTACTTATAAATACTAACATGATAGGCCTTATTAATTTAATCACTCCATATGTCCGCCCTCATATGGTAGGGAGATATTGGATCACCTCCACGTTATTTGCGTAACGCACCGGCAAGAAATAATGCTACGTTGCTAATAGCCCATGTATCACGTTGCCGGCGTAACCTTTGTTCTGTCTTTCTATTATTCTTTATTTCCGCTTTCAACTCGTTCAATGATACGGAGGCTGTTTCCAATGAGCTCGCCTGCTCGGTTATTAATTTCGATGCTTTCGCTAACTCTTGCCCCTGTTTCTCGTTGATAGTTTTGAGCTCGGCCAATTCCTTGCTCCGTTCTTCGTTGATAATCTTCAGTTCGTTCAATTCGGTCGCTTGCTTGGCGGTTAAGGTCTGAGCCTCGTTCAATGACAAGTTTGAGCTCTTGATTAATGCGTCTGCTTGTATCAAGTTCCCTTTGAGTTCGTTCCAACTTGTCATTGGCACGTTGATAGTTTCCTCTTGCGGTGAAGTAGCCGTCAATGAGTTGGCATGCACCAATGAGGAACAACAAACAACCACAACCAATAATAAGCCGCTTAATAGTAATCTGAGATTTAAACGCATTGAAGTAGTTCGTGATTTTCTCATACATATATAGCCCCTTTAGTTAGTCAAGATCATTCCAACGTGCTGCATAGCCCCTAACGTCAACATGTACGAAGTCCTGATAATAATAGCAACCAATTCCGTCGGCTCCACATTCTTCGGCAATAGACGCCAAATAATCAACGTCAATGCCATCGTAGGTAATGTCGGCAGCTGTACCCTCTACATGCTGAGAATTAGGAACGCCCCCTACTTCCTCATTATGTTCAGGGCAACGATAACCGCTATTGATATATAACGGCACGCCTAAGCGTTCACGAATTCTGTCAAGTAAGTCGACCAATCTTTTATCGATGATATGGTCCAATTTATTATGGCCATTTTCATCGACTTCATGACGATGGCAACTACAAGCGAATTCATAATCATCAAAGTATGTACCAATTTTCATTATATGCACCTCCAATTAAAAATAGGGCCACAATTATGCAGCCCTATATAAAAACCTTATTTCTTTAAAAGCATGTCAACTTTAGATTGAACCAAATCTAACAACCCTGTAATGGTAGTATTGCCACCGTCTCGTAGGTTCTCCAAAATAGAAAGAAATTCGACGCTAGCAAGATACAACCATACAAGATTGACTGCGAATGCGTAATTACCTGCCATATAATCAAAACACCACGCACTCGCAGTCGCTAGGCAATATGTTAATACCTTTGTAATGAAAGGCTTACGCATATGTTTGGACGATATAAGCCCTTTCCCCCATGCAACTGGAATGGCTATGTATTTGTCAAAACCGCCAATATTCTCAGGGTTTGCCCCCATGTCAACCAACATTTGATAGCCAATCGCAGACCACTTTGTGAATAGATCTAAAAACACTAGGCAAATGAATATACCTAACACCTGTACGTGTTTAAGACCTAACATGTATATACCAACCTCTGCCACTACCGCAAGCAAGGCTTTAATAGCGAATGAGTCTGTCAGTATTCGCCATGCCTCATTTAAGAAATGCATTATTTCTCCCATGTGTACCCCTTTGTATTAAGAATTATAATTCTTCGTTACCTGCTACGCCGGCTTTATAATATACACCATCTTCATATTGAATAAAAGAATTATCAAGTGTTACTTGAATAGTTCTATCCATAGTATTAATTGTTACTGTACCTTGATTAAATGCAGTGCCAAACTCAATATTATTCGGTTTCTTAATAATGAATGTGATTCCATCATATTTATAACCTTTAGTGCTATCATCAACGATTTTTTTCTTCGCATCGCTGATAATTTCAAGCGTTTCAATATCAGACTTATTCCATTTACCAAGCCAATTGAAGGAATTTCCGTTATATGTAGCCAATCGTAGCACTAATTTCTTACCGAATTTAGCGAATTTCGCACCTGTTGCGTCTGTGTAAGTATCATCTGCCTCAGTAGGTTCAAGGCCTTTAATGGAAATCACGCCGATTTCTCTATCGGCTAAATCGTAGTAAGTACAGTTAATATCATCTTGGCCGAATGCAGGAATTTGTACACGCATATTGTCAGAAATAAACTCTTGTTTAGCACCGCCATTGATAGCCACTTTAAAATGAGGCTCGCCTTTAAGGTCTAGGAATGTTTGGCCTTGTAAAGGTTGGAAATATTCAAGCTGTTTATAAGTAACTCGAATTGTATCGCCTAAAAGCTCTACCAATTTAGCGAGTACTGTTTCAACGCTATTGTCAGCCAAGTATACATTTTTTTGTTTCAATAATTCAGCTGCACGCTCTGCACTTGCTGGCTCACCTTTAGGGCCTCTTAGGCCTTGCTCGCCCTTTTCGCCACGCTCACCACGTTGGCCGTCCTCGCCTTTTTCGCCTCTAGGGCCTCTTAAACCCTCGAATAAAGGTAAAATAGTGTCTTTATCAAATTTCAAAGTTAAAGTGTTATCTGCCATGATTGTAATCTCCTCTGATTAATGCATTGAAATGTCTTGAATAAATGTAATTTTGCCATAGCCTAGCTTGATATGATCACTATCGTTATAAATAAAAGCGTCATATACAAAGTCTTTAGTCTGTAGCTGTTTTTTCGCCGATACATCGCCAGCGAGTGAGAATGTAACGCTCTTTTCTTCGACTGTTGCATTCAGCTCAAATATAACCGCCTCATTAGGCCTTTTTCGTATTTTACATACGCCTTTATAGCCAGTTAATGACATATCGCTACCCTCTGGCACTTGATACGTGAAATTGAAATCATGTCCAGCGTGTAGCGTGAAATCGTGTTTTACCATAAGCCACCCCCTTTATGCTTTGGCAATACATAGTACAGATAATTCGCCGTAAAAGTATGAGTCTGTGTAGTAATCTCTACGGTCGCCGCTAAATTCATCGTGCCCCTTAACCTCAACCACTGCTCGGCGTGTTCCGTCAATTCCAACAATAGTTTGTTTCTGGCTTTCATAGCCACGAATATATGTTTCATCATTTATCATATAAAGGCTACATTTAGCAAGAAAGCGTGATTTTTGCTTATTAAACTCATCTTTGTTAATGCGTATTTTATCCCTGTCTGGCTCATATGTTCTTGGCAGCCTATCTTTATAATAACCGCCGTTCGAGTCAAAGTATTTCTCTGTAATAACATACCCTACTGGAATAAATACGCATTGTTTTTCTGTAAACCCATTAGGAATAGGGCACCAGTCGCCATGCTTAACCTTGTACACATGCACATCAATATTTTTAATCTTATAACCAGATTGGAATATTGAGGCAGCGTCAATGCGTGAGCCTGTGATATTAGCGCCCTTAATATTGCCGTTGCGATCTATCTCGAATGTGCCAGTACTATTTTTGAATGTGCCGCCTGTAATAGAGCCGCCTGTTAGGTCGCCAGTATTAACAGAGATAGAAGATAAGCTATTAACTTGTATATTTCTAGCGTTTACACTATCAGCCTGCATCATTTTATTTGTGATGATATTATCGTCAAATAATGCTTGGCCAGTAACGTGCAATAGCTTGCCATCTATTCTAGTACCTGCTGGCGTAAGATTAATACGGCTTACAATTTCAAGTCCGTCTAGGCTATTAATAGCTTGCGTAACTTTTAATTCAAGCCCCTTAGATATTTGAGTTATTTGCGAAGTGGTACTTTTATTTAGATCAGCAACAGTACGTTGAAACGCATTAGCTTGGTCGATTAATTTACTATTAAAACCATTTACATCGCTCTTGACCGTTCCAACCTCAGATTTTAAAGCCTTAACGGCCTTATCCATATCGGCTATGCCTAATGCCTCCGTATCAAGTAGTTCGCTATCTATTTTAGCTTTAACAGTAGCGGATATGGCGTCAGTTCTTGGCCCCTCACCAAAGATATCGACATAAGCTACTTTAACGGAATATACTCCGGCCTCTAAAGGAATGTTCATTACATTCGTTGATGTGAAATATACAGTATTATCGACGTATACATTAGCACCCTTGCAACCAACTGGGATGGATTGGAATATAACCCCTACGCCATTTAGATTGCCACTAACTTTAAAGTTAGTCGGTTTAGGTGGAGCAGGTACGTTATATGTCAATTCTGCAGGTGCACCATAGCCTTTTGATGGGTTATGTGCATACAGATAAACTTTGCCAGTACGATTACGTAAGATACCACTATAAGTAGTATTATTGCTTTTACCTATCAAGCCTTCGTTCTGCCCTGTCCTTGTATCAAGTCGCAACTCATAGAAATCTATGTCAGCGTTACGGACTTCAAGCCAGTTAAAATTGGCTTTATCACTGAATGTAATAGAAAAGCCTTGCGGAGCATTAGGAACTTCCGTTTTCATAGCCACAGTGATTGACTTCGTAACCCCTTGCGAAGTGTTTCCATGTACGTCCTTAACAATAGCTTTTACTTCGTAAGTATGTCCAAGCTCGCAACCACTAATAGAGATTTGACCGTTACCATTACCGCCATACTTCCAAGCTGCATTGCCCTCACGATACCAAAGCTCGACCGTATCAAAGCTATTAATTTGAGGTATATCAAACTGAGCCACAACATCAAAGGACAATACCCCATTGCCTATCTTGTAGTACTTAGTGAATAACGTTAAATTATTCACTTCTGGGATGTAATAAGGTACTATCTTATATTGATATTCCCTTACCTCATCAAGCCCCTGTTCGTTACTGCCAAATACATTTAACGAAGTGAACTTGAGATATACGGTTTTGTTAATATCCTCTTTTCGGTAAGGATAATGGAATAAAGCCTCGTCAACCCTGACAAACCTTTCATTTGCACCATGATTAATAGCCTTAGTTCCGTATTGGCCACGAACTAAACCTCTAAGCGTATACCAATTATCCGGATGAGTTTCTACAGTTTCATAGCTCAACGCCTCGCCATTTATCCAACATAATGTATTGGCACGTTCAGCATCGACATGGGTTCCGCTTTTCAGTACGCCTTGATTGAGTACAACGTTACAGAAATTGCCATTTTGAGCAAAGCCGTATTTCAATTTGCCCATTCTAGCTTGTTGTGTGATAGATCCTATACGACGATAGTTTTCGCCTGTATCAGATACCCATACGGAGCAACCGCCCCAATTGCTCGGAGCATTAACCCCAACGAATATTTGATTGCCCCCAACATCGCCAACAGTTTGGAATATGGCAACATCATTTACGCTTGGTGCAGGTTGATTGTAGTCAATAAAAGGTTGTTCGTTCTCATGCACGTTGTATTTAGCCGGAGCATACGTGCCGGGCGGTTTGCCCTCGGCTGTTATTTCTAACTGTCCGTCTGCAGCCTCAGATACAGAAGTTATAACGACTATCTGTTTATTTAGGCCACATAATTCGTCAGTAAGCGTAACAAGGTCGCCCGGTTCTAACCTACAGAACGCCCAATCTAAACGGAATGTATATTGATTTTTAGCATAAAGCCGTTTCATAGCTAATTGCTCGGCGTAGTATTGAGCCCTCGCCTTAGTATACAGATAATGTGCAGACTTCTTAGAGGCTGGCTTTAAACCATTCTTTTGCACATCGGCTACAATCTCAAAAGCGACTGTCTCTTTTTCATAACCGTTCGCACGATTAATAAATTCAACAGTCGCTTGGTTATAACTTTCTGAGCTATCTTTTCTTTTATACACAACTAACTGTCCATCGCTAGCCGGAATAAGATCATCGGCATTTAAGTTATATTGAATTTGATTGTATGGACTCCATGTGCCAATAGGCTTATCGGCTAACGGTACGATTTTAAGTCGGTCAGTAGACCAAAAGACCAAACTATTTGTAATTTCAGCTATATCGTTAATTACAGTTTGAGCTTTTGAACTTCTGCTATCTGGCGGTGTACTGATAAGAATATCAGCTGCCTTGCAATATTCCCTGTAGTGTTCTAAGCCGTCAATATTAACATCGTCAATGCCTATGGACTTCAACACATGTACAATATAATCGGCTGGGTTAACGTCTACACCGTCGCCAGTTTCTAGCAGTTTACCTTTTATTTCAAAGTTGTATTGCGGTAAACTTCCTCGTTCGCCTAAATCGACTACGCCTGCCATATAAGCTAGACCACTATAAGGCAATGCCTTTTCCGGATGTTTGGAGATTACATAAGGCCACGGAGCCTGTCCATAATCACCTTTATAGGCAGTAAGCTCAATCTTTTCATTCGGATAGTCGTATATTTCCTTATCTCGCCATACTTTACCTATACCCTGTATAGGGCCCTCACATAAGCCAATAGCACATGCCACTGTATATGTGTAGGTTATTTCAGTATGCTTAGAGCCACCACCCTTGCCAGTTCGTGTAGTGGTTTTGTGTTCATGAGGGGTAAAGTCATCATAATAAATAATATTGCCACTTAATCTTGTAGTGCCTAGTACTTCTGGAACTACTTCACCATAAGAGGCGGTATTTATCATAAAGTCGGATATCATATCAGCACGATTGGTAGTATTCCGTCCTCGATTAAATAGAAAACCCATTATTTACCCCCTTTCCTAAACCTATAAACTGCACGTAAGCGACTCTTGCCCTTAGCGTCATAGAATAATACATCGTCAATAGATGAATAGATAACGCCTAGATCAACAAACGCATGCACAACTAAATTATTGCCAACATAGACGGCACCGTGAGAAATGCAACGCCCATATTGGTATAACAAGAAATCACCGATACGAATATCATCAATAGGAACTTCGTCAGCTACTTTTTGAACGTACTTTAGATACTTTTCTTCGCTACGATGTAAATGCCATTCGTTCGAATAATTCTCTATTTCTAGCTCATCACGTTTCATTAGGCCGCTATCAACTACTGCAGCAACTAACAAATAGGAGCAATCGACGCCAACACCATGAACCATAGTATTGTTTTGATACGGTGTGCCTATCCACTTTTTTGCAGCATCGGCAATCATTTCACCTGTTGTCAATTTCATCGTATCGTCTCCTTTAACGGAACATAAGGCGTTGCCCTGTTCCTACTAAAATTATTGAATTTAGCCTTGCAAGTTGCAGGTGTTTTGTCACAACCCGGATAGATATATGCCACATCGCCTACATTAGGTGTTGTATTTGTAGCACTCATATAAACGATTGAGTTCGTAGCACTATCCATAATTTGAGTTGCTTGCCCTGATAGTGGTCCGCTTATCCATTCCATACCACCGGCAGTATAAAAGCCGTTTTCAAACGAAGTATCGACTTGCACGTTATTATTACCTATAACAGCGGTAACAGTAACACGCTTACGATATTTGGTAATATCAACGCCACATTCTTTTGAATATACAGAATAAGGACATTGCGGATAGTATCGTCTGTTTGGATATTCAATATTAAGCCTTTGGACTACTGATTTTGCATTTATTTTTAACGCAAAGCCACCGCCTTGACTAACCTCACAAATACCCTTGAATAGATCAATACATTCGATTACGTTCCCTTTGTCGTCAAAGAAAGCTCGCCTCAAATTTAACGTAGCACCGTCTAAGCCACCATTATGAGCAACAGTTAGAACAGGAACACCACCAATTTGGTCGGACTGATTAGCAGTTATTGTAACGTTCAACTTATCAACACTAACTGTACTGGTTGTAGAAATCTTTTCACGCACAATAATTGGCCCATCGCCCTTGTATGTGTTTCCTCCATAACTAACATCAATGTCAGTATCGGCCCAGTAGTAAGAAATGCCACTTTTAAGCCTTAACTCGTACAAGTCGCAAGATACAAATGTCTGTGAGTTGCTTAAATGAACGCTTAAAGCCTCGCTAACTTGTTTCATTTATAATCACCTCACTGTAACCAATTTAAACGATTTAGACTTAAATACGTCTTTAAAAACGGCCTCGTCCGTATAATCACCACTGAACATAACTTTCCAATAGTAAGTGTAATCAGCAGTAATAATAGCGGTCGGAGATACCCTAACACCTGCAGCTAATCTTATAACGCCTTTATCTGATACGGCATTAACTTGCGTACCATTGGCATATAATTTTAGGTTCTCAATGTGTGCTACTGGTTCTCTAAAATCACCATACAAGCGAACTGCTTGCCATTCAGATTGTGCACCAGTTCCAAGCCTTACGCCTTTCTCCTCATGGTCCTCTGGATCTAACCATAAGAACGGAATAGTACCACCCTTTACAGATGCATAAAAGCCCATTAGACGCTTATGTTCTTCTGGGCTTAGTACTGCAAATTCTGTTGTAATGGTATATTGCGGATATTGCCAAGTCGTCATAGTTCGTACTCGACCACTGCCAGTACGTTTGATTTTAGTGTCCCATTTTTGAGCCTTTGTAGACTTCCACGCAAGGGTTCTAATGTCCGGAAATTTCAATAAATCTGCCATTACCATGTACCCTCCATAGCCACAAATTCCCTATTTTGATTAACTAAAAATTGTCGTAAAGAACGACCTGCCGAATTCTCTAACCAGTCGCCAAACGAATGAGCGTCCATAGCAGATACGTTAAACGTAATGCCACCAGTAGCACCACCACCGGCACGTGCTATGCCTGCACCCATTTCGTCGTATGTGCTTTCACTTAAAGGTAGTACGGCCTCTTTATATTTACCCTCGCCAATCTCAGCATAAGTTGAGCCATAAGCCACACCACCGTTTGCCATTTTAGGTAAATCTAATTTTGCGGATCCTAAAGACGCAAAACTTGTTGCACCATTAGCAAGTGAAAGACCTGCTCCTGCGGTAGTATTAGCAGTCCACGCAGCCATGCCGGCTGCAGCACTTGCACCAAACGTCGCCATACTAACTTGTTGAGCTAACGCAGACCACGCCGGATATTGAGCGTTAGCTGCAGCAATACTGGTTGTAGTTTCTTGCGATTGCATCATTTTACCGAATATGGCTTTTTTAACCATCGCCGCTATCCAACTTGCAATAAAATCTGCAATAGTCTTTAAAATAGCTTTACCAATATTTTGAATGGCACTCATTAAAGAGGTAGTGCCTTGAATAAGACCTGAAATGCCACTCTGCATACTATCTATACCAGCGTTTAAAGCGTCAATTAATAGTTGCTGTCCATTCCAATGGGCATCGATTGCGGCTTGTTTCCACTCCTCCATGAGCTGTTTTTTGGCGTCGTAGTGCTGTTGCTCTGCTATATATTCATCACTCAATGCAGCTTGTAACGCATCGAAGTTCTGAGTTCGCATAGCCTCATCAATAGCATACTTTTCGTTAACTAGATCAGTATGTTGTTGCAAAGCCTTTTTATTGTACTCATCTTGTGCTGCTAACAACTCCTCGTTTTTCCTTTGCTCGTAGGAGATTTGTCCGTCAGCACTCATTTCGAATTCAATACCTCGTTGTTTTAACAGATCAATATGATGTTGTTGCTCCATTTTGTCCATTTTCATGAACTTATCGACCATGTCTGCATAACGGTCCTCGATTTCATCTATGGCATTTTCATAGTCATTTTTTAACTGCACGGCAGGAGATACATTCCCTGTACTATCTTTACTTGCAGTTTTAAATGCAAAATCTTGTTGCATGTCACGAATACCAGTTTCAATGGCACGTAGTTTTGTCATTTCCTCCTGTTTCGCCTTGATACGCTTTTCTGCATAAACCTCGTCAAGTAGTTTCAAATCTTCGTGGTAATTTTCATTAGCGGTTTTTGACTTTTCAAGTTCCTCTCGTTCTTTTTTATATTGAAGTTCGATTAACTCTACTTGGTTGCCTTGCATTTCCAAGAAAGATTGCAAGATTTTTTCGTGGATTTGCTTAGCCTCTTTTGCTAGATCTTCACCCTTGCCACCTTTACCACCTCCACCGCCTTTGCCACCGGAGCCACCACCGGAAGTGTCGCCACCTCCACCGCCTCCGCCACCAAGTTCGCCACCTCCACCGGATAAGCCTGAGGTGATTTGCCCCATAATATCACCGGCAGTATTGACGATACTTTGTGCAGTATCAGCAGAAATCGTGTCTACTTGTTGAATGGCAGTAAATGTGCCACCAAAGAACTTCGCAACCTTATCGCCTACGCTATTAAGTTTAGCGATTAACCAGTTAAGGGCCTCAATAATCTTATTAACACCCCAAACGGCTGTATGAACGATAGTGGAAAATACTTCGCTTAGCGTTTCGCTAAAACCACCTGCCGCAGCCCTAGATAGACCAAATACAGCGACAAGCGTCATTAATGCACCTACAAATATAGGGATAGGGTTTGCCATCATGATTGCGTTAAGAATTGCTGTAGCACCACTCAATGCAAGTGTAGCCACCTTTGCCACACCCATTGCAACCGCACTAGCTATATTCGCAGTCCTAATAGCCATAATTACGGCTTGTGTAGTCATCGCAATGGCCCTAAAAGCACCAAACGCAAGACCTACCGCACCAATAGCACCGCCCAAAATTACGCTTGCAGCAGTAACCAAAGTTGTACGAACAGTCAATAAAGCAAGCATTGTATTATGACTTGCTATAATGGCTTTTTGTGCTAAAAACGCAGCACTCACACCAATAATAGCGGCAGTAATCAAAGGCATGGATGTAACAAACAACTGTACAAAGCTAGATACGATATTTTTAATGGTGGTGATAACCACGCTTAGGCCACTAAAAGCCCCCTTAATAATTGCTATAGACACTTGTGCAGCTGCAGCTATTACTTTAAAGGAAAACGCCAATTCGTTTAACACGCTCATAAATGCATCGGAGCTTGTCATATTGCCCAGTTCCTCCATTACTGGTTGAAACGCTGCAATAAGATCATTCTGCAATTTAGTTCCTATATCTTGGAATGTCATAGGAATTTCTGCGAATTTTGCATTTGTTTCTTCTGCACTTGCGAATAAGGCATTCTTAATAATGTCAGCAGTAATAAGACCTTGCGAGCTCATTTCTTTTAACTGCCCTACAGATAGCCCCATTTCTTGTGCGATACTTTGTGCCAACATTGGAGCATTTTCCATAATAGAACGGAATTCGTCGCCCTGTAACTTACCTGCTGCCATAGCTTGCGTTAATTGGTACATAGCGGATGTAGTTTCTTGTACGCCTGCACCTGCAATTTTAAATTGCTTATTTAACTGTTCAACAAAATAAATGGCCTCATCATTGGAGGTGAAAGCGTCTTTTGCTAACAAATTTAGTTTTGCAACGCTATCCGCCATATCTAAAAAGCTACCACGTGAACGATTGGCGGCAGAAAAAACCTTATCCATAATTTCGGCCGTGCTTTGACTACCGTCATTGATAAGATCAATACGAGCCCTTAATTGCGTTAATTGGTCCGTTGTCTTAACTGCACTAACGGCCATATCTTTTAACGCCCTACCGGCTGCCTCAATGCCCATCGCAGCACCTGCGAATGCAGCACCAGACTTTGCAGCGTTCATAAGCCCCGGAATCTCAACCCCAAAGACCTTTTGAGCTTTATTTCTTACGCCATCAAGCGAATTAGAAATGCTTTTGCCTAGTGCTTGCTCGGCTTTCCTTGCTACTCTATCAAGTGCCTGTTCAGCACCATTAGACGAGCCAACAATTTTGACATTAATTTGACTTTCGGCCATATGCTATATCTCACCTCCCTCTTGTCTAAATTCTTCCATGAATAACTTTTCTTCGTTTTTGCGTTTAGCTAATGTCATTGGATGAAGTTGTTTCATAATATCTTCAACAGTCAGTTTTCGCTTGCCTGCGATATGTACATTTGTCATTAGACACGCAAAATACGCTTGCTTACGGTCCTCAATTTCCGTTCTTAACTCATAACCCTCGGCAAGTTTGTAATATTCCATAGGGCTTAAATTCATGAATTCCCACGGTTTAAGATTAAGCGGACCATAGGCCATGCGTTCGGCTTTTGTTATCCATACTTTAAAAGAGGGGGCTGTGTCGCCCCCTCTTAGTTTTTTGTTTCGTTTTCAGCCTCAACCTCGGAGCGTGCTTGCTCATCGGCCTCATCTGGGAATAATGCGTAATATGCAGCTTTACCAAATACACCACTACCAATAAGGGCTTGTACAATCAACTGCACAAGGTCGGCATATTGGACTGTGCCCTCGTCAAAGAGTTCTTGTAATTTGTCTTGGTAATAGATGTAATCACGCTTTTTGCCGTTGTGTTTCATACCTACGACCAATGCAGTGATAAGCTGATTAAATGTCATTGTGCCACTTTGTACCGCTTTAAAAATAGGCTCACCCCATAGCTGTTCCAACTCAGCAATACGACCAATGTTGAAATAGATAGTTTCGCCCATAGCGAATAGATCACAATTAATTTTTTTCATGTTAAAACACGCTCCTTGTTATTAGTTAATTAGGGTTTTTTCAATTCAGACAATGGACCGGCACCATTCAATGTGCCTTTATATGTAGCCACATCATCGTGCGGAGTACTTAAGGACAATTCTGTAATAGATGCATAGCCAGTCATGTATGATTTGTCTGGGTATTCAAATTTTAAATGAACTTTTTCATCGTTTAAGAATGCTTTTTCAAGCAATTGTAAGCTTTCTTCGTTTGGCATTAAAAGCGTTTCAAGGTCGATAGACCATTCTTTCATGCCCGGAATAGTAACTTTCCAACCGCCACTGTCTTTACTAGATGCGTCAATAGAATCGGCTTTACGAGATACATCGCCACTACGTTGACCGCCCAAGATAAGCCATTCAGCATTTGTAGTTTCGTCAGTGCCTACATTCAAATAAATAAGATAATTCTTGCCGGCTGTAGGCATTGCGGTTTGAGCCGGTTTATATAATTTTTTTGGTGTTGCAGCTGGTGCCATTAGAAAATACCTCCGTTAGTTTCTTCTTTTAAATCAATAAGGCGAACCATAAAGCGATATTGAGTGCCTATTAAAGGTCGCACACTATCATGGTCGCCAATTTTACTTGTACAAACTAAATCTATAATCTGATAGCCAGTGTTCTGTAATATACATGCAGTTTCGTCTAATTCACCACAACGTTTGCGTAGATCATTAATGATTGCCTCGAACCTATCTTCCAAGTTAGCTATTAATTCATAGCCTACTTCTAAATCTGGGTTATCATTTCTGCCCCAAACCTCGATATATAGTTCTTGCTCCAATTCAGATTGAATGGAATTATCACCCCTCGTAGTTTCCCCACGAATAACCATAATAACGCCATTCTCATCGACTTTCGCTGCTTGTGGTCGCATAGCACCTAGCATGACATTAAATGCAGCACCGCTATTATCGATAGTAGATTTAATATGTTGCATTAATTCTAGCCACATATTACCCCCTATAGATTTCAACAGAACGATATCCCTTGTATTCTGTAGGGTTACCAGTAAGCTGCCCTGGTGTTATTCGCGATTCCAATAATTTAATACGAGCTTCATAGTATTCTAATTTTTTAGAATAGAAGTCATCCGTCGAACCATTGTTAGTATAACTTCCTGGTAAAGCATACGACTTATTAACGCAGACTTCTCGATAGATATATGCAAGGACTAATTCATCGATAGTAAAACTACGTATAATTTTATCCTTTGACACACCTAATCTATCCGCAAGTACATATAGCCATTGTTCTGCTTTGGATACAGCGGCCTCTGTTACCTCTTGCGTTAGCAATTCATCCCCTAATAGGCCGGCCATATCTTCAAAATTATATAGCATACAGTACTCCTTATATTTTAAAACTTAGCGTAATCTCATCTTTTACTAGCCCTTGTGCCACATCATCTAGTGCAATATCGGTG